CTATGTCCACGTCTGCATTTAAACAATCTTTAACTCTTTGTTCTGATACAGGGGTTCCCAAAGGCTGTCCCCACTCTTCATCACTTTCTGTAATTAAATGACCTACACCAAAAGTAGCGAATCCAAGATGGTCATTATAAATCTCATGAATAATGCCCTCATCTAACATAAGCTCTTCTAATAACTTAACTCTGTCCATCATATTGTTATTGTTGTTGCTCCACCTGTTGATACTGTAATTTTGCCTAAAGAAGCAACGCCTTCTACTCCGAACTGTTCTCCCTCGTAAAGTGTTATCCATTGCTCACCATTCCATAGTTGTAACTCTTCTGCAGTTAAGTTCCATATAATATCTCCCTGTTGAAATTGGTTTTCATTACGCTGTGTTTCATTAACTGAAAGAGTAGAGTCTATATCTACTTTACCTAGACTAAGCTCTAACACCCTAACCAATCTATTAAATGTTTCAGGAGATATTTCGCCTATGGCTATTGGAAGTCTTGTTTCTAAAATTTTAGCCATTATCTTCTACCGTTTACTTTCAAGTCCATACGAGTAGCTCCTACTCTAAAACCAACACCTAATCTTGCTCCTAGACTATTATCATCATCGGACTCTATCCTTAGTGCCGCTTGTCTAGCCCTAAGTCTAGTGTCTATTTTTGTAGTCGTTGCTGTGCAAGTGTTTGTTGAGTCTGTTGCTAGACTTTCTCCTGGATAATTTCTTTGTTTCAGTACAAAGTTAATTGTCTGGCCCGAACCTCCGCTTCCTGTAAATTTTACATCAGGTATGATTCTACTGATGGCTTGAAACTGGTCTCCGTTCCCCAGTGCAAAGTCACTGGACTCTATAAATACGTTATCCATCGGAGAACCATCATCGTCATTTCCCGTTTCATGGTTGTATAAGTAGCCTGTATTGCTTGTGGTGTATGTGGCCATCGGAGTGTCAAATATCCCTTCGTCCAACCATGAACTTCTCGTAAGCTGGCCTATTGTCCAAACTCTATCCTCATAATTAAATACGACATACCTATCAATAACACTAGAACTAGAAGAACAGTAGAACCATCCCACTTCATCAAACTCTTTGTTCACAAAACCAAATACTTGAAACGCTTGTCCTTCGTTAAAATCACTAAACACATAGTTTTGAACAGTGCATGGAATATCTGTAACTGCTCCGTTGTAGGTGTAAAAACCTTTCTTATCCATCCAAAAAATACCTTTGGGTGTGTTGATTGCTCCGTTTGGAGATATCAATCCAACACCTTCGTTAACTAAATTTATGCCAAACGTAAACGGCTGGCCAATGAAAGTCATGGAATATAAAGCTGTGTCTGTCCAGATTAAGGTTTCTTGTCTTGCTCTAACCGCTCCTACAATTTGAGATCCCGCAGATAATCTAAAAGATCCTGCTGTATTTGTAGATAAAGGTTCCCAAACAGCTGCGTTTTCTTGGTCGCTCCAGGCCACCAGCATAGGATCTAATGATCCTGAACGTGAGCTACCTGATATTGGATCCGCACCTAAACAAACAACATGTCTATCTATGTCACTTACTAACACTTGTAAAGCTTCGGTTGGAGGTAGATTCGCTCCTGCTAAACTTGTTAAAGGTACTGCTCTAGTCGTCCCCAATGTAGCTGCGCTAATATCAAAGTAATACACTCCGCCAGCTCGTACATTCATGACTAAATCTTCACCGAAATTATCATGCGACCATAATCTTAATTGATTTGCAGCGGTTATGGCTGTAGCCGATCCCCAAGTGCCTGCTCCCCAAGTGCCTGCTCCCCACCCTGTAGATTCTACAAAGCTATCTAGCCCTACGTTAATTTGATATGTACCTACAACAGAACTACCACCGTTACCACTATCACTAGCATTTGCTGTAACTGTAGTCCCAGAAGTGTCCTTAGCTGTAATTGTATAAGTGTTTGCTCCTGTAACTAAAAGTATTTGATACTCTTGATTTAATACAGCAGCAGTTACATTGCCGCCCAAAGTAGACGCACCACTAAAGGTTACAAAATCATTTGTAACTGCTCCGTGGCTTGTGTCCGTTACAGTTATAGTAGAGCTGCCATTAGTAGCTGCGAAAGTTACATCGCCTGCTGCGGTAGTAACTCTTAGAGGGGTAATATCATAAAAGTTGTCCCCTTCTTTTACGTAATATTTCCAAGTGGCTCCTAAGCCTAAGTATTTGGTTAAAGACAAATCTACCCAAGCATGAAGAGCTCTGACGGTAGATTGATAAGTATTTAAAGTAGCTTTAGCCCAACCTCCAATTTTTTCTGGAAGTCCTTTACGAAATCGAACAAGATTAGCGTCAAACCATCCGCCATCATTAGAATAGTCTGTTCCCTCGCGATTTATTCCTGGTCGAAATATAAATTTTTCTAATGCCATCTTTCATTTATATTAATTTGTCTATACCTAAAGAAGCTGCTGTTAGGCCATACAAGCCCCACATAATATACTCAAGTCTTCTAAACTTAGCAGATCCTTCGTCTAGTCTTTTTTCTATGTTCTCATAGCGAATAGCACATTCTTTTTCGTGTGTGCTAATTTGATGTATTGCGTCTTTAGCTGTAGCCATTATTTTTTCTTTTTAGGCCTGCCTCTTTTTTTCTTTTTAACTTTGACGGTAGTGTAGGCCTCGTTTACTTCTGGGGTGGATTTATCATCTGCAACAAACTTACCTTTTTTAGTTCTTGCTCGAACAGTTTTTTCTTCTACGCCTACAACGGACTGCCAAAACTTTTTAATAGTGTCATAGTAGGATTTGGGTAGCCATTTCTTCATTGTTTTACCTCTTTAGATTCGTCAACAACTTCCAAAGTGCTTTGATAAGCTACTAAAGCTGTAACTCTTATATCTAATTGATATTGTATGTTTGCTAGTTGCTCTTGAAGATTTTGAATCTCTTGTTGCAAAGTTTCTGTATAAGCTATTCTTTTTTGTAATTGAGGATCTACAGGTTGTTCTGTAGTTTCAGTTGTTTCTACTGCTTTCTCTTCAGTCATTTTTACTCCTTATGAGTTTGATGCAATATACGCTTTACCTGTAGTAATAGCGGTACTGCAATCATTCTTTTTGCTTGAAGACGATCCTTTTACGTTAGGGTCTGTGTATTCTAATATAAGTTCTAAGTGGTCAACATTACGTTGTACACACGCATTTATATCAGCTTGTTCCCAGTCACTTGCTACAGCGTTTCCGTCTGCGTCAGTTGTACCACCTGCATAAAATGATTTATTTCCATTAGTATTTATATCATTAATTACTGTTACGCTATCTGTTGCTGCTGCTAAACACTCTGCTACTGTTTGTTCAGCCATATTTATTCTCCGTTTAATTTACTTTCTAATTCTTCGACTTTTGCCGAAAGTTCTTGTACTGCTTTAACCATCAAAGGCATTAAAGCTGATTCACCGATACGTTGTCTTCCATCTGTTTCATCTTCTTTCCACATATTAAAGCCATCTTTAAAATCATATCTGTCTAATACTTCTTTTACTTCTTGAGCTATAAAACCATGATTATATTTACCATTCATAACTCTTGTTTCTGAGTCAGTGACATGTGCATTCATTTCAGAAGGCACGTCTTTTCCTTTTTTCCATCTAAAAGTTACTGGTCTTAGTTCATTAATAAAATCTAAACCAATTTTTTCGTCTTGTATATCTTCTTTTAGTCTTATATCAGAAGGAGCAGTCCAAGTAGTACTTCCTAAATCAGCGGAAGTATCATCACTACTATAACCAAAAGTAACTGTTCTATTGCCATTACCTAAAGCATTGTAACCAATAACTATTTGCCCATTTGCTGCTGCTGCATTGGCATGAGAGTAAGCTCCTAAACAAGTGTTGTCATGTCCTGTCGTTATTGGAGTAGAGTAATGCCCTGCTTGGTAGCCCATAAATGTATTAGTACTACCACTTGTTAAATTATTTCCTGCAAACGTACCCATTGCTACGTTATAAGAGCCTGTGCACTCTGTTAAACAATCATACCCAAAAGCATTGTTATAACCACCAGTCGTACAGGCATCTAAAGCTGCCCTACCAAAAGCACAGTTTGTAACTCCTGTAGTTATTTCTGCACCCGCTTTCCATCCAAAAGCAGTATTGTAGTTTCCTGTAGTAACACTACCTAACGCTCCGTTACCAAAAGCAGCAAGTTGTGTTGCAGTAGTAGCTTCATCTAGTGCGTTAGCTCCTACTGCTGTGACCTCAGCTCCTGTAGTGTTTGCTGCTAAAGCAGACGACCCGATTGCTGTATTATTTGATGCTGTAGTATTAGATACTAAAGCATTTCTACCTATGGCAACATGGTGACTTCCTGTTTGATTAGCATTCAAAGCCGACCTACCCATAGCTGTATTAAAACTACCAGTAGTATTTACAGTCATTACTGTACTTCCTACTGCTTGGTTTGATTCTCCTGTTGTATTAGCAAGTAAAGCATTTCTACCAACCGCCACATTATCAGACGCTGTGGTGTTTGCTTGTAAAGCATTTACACCAATCGCTGTGTTGTTGCCTCCTGTGGTATTTACCAATAATACAGCATACCCAACACCTGTGTTGTCAGAAGCTGTCGTGTTTGCTGCTAGAGTGCTTGTTCCTATAGCTACGTTAGTTCCTCCTGTAGTGTTTGCTGCTAAAGCTGATTTACCAACTGCTGTGTTGTTAGATGCTGTGGTATTTGTTGTTAAAGAATTTGTTCCCATCGCAACATTGTTACTACCTGTAGTGTTAGAAAATAAAGCATTTACACCTACTGCTTCATTAGCACCACCAGTAGTATTAGAATATAAAGTTTGATAACCTAATCCAGTATTTCCACCACCAGTAGTATTCGTATACATAGCTCTATATCCAATAGCCATATTTGAAGCACCTGTTGTATTTGAAGTTAAAGCTTGGTAACCAACAGCAACGTGAGGTGTACCTGTAGTGTTTGCTGATAAGGCATCAGTTCCTACTGCTGTGTTGTTATCTGCTGTAGTGTTAGCATCTAAAGCTGCATGACCTATTGCTACATTAGAATCACCAGTTGTATTAGCTCCTAATGCTGCATAACCAATAGCAATATTTAATCTACCTGTCGTGTTAGCATCTAATGCTGTTGCACCTAATGCGTTATTATAGTCTCCTGTCGTGTTTGCATTTAATGCACTTGTTCCAACTGCTGTGTTGTTATCTGCTGTAGTATTAGCACCTAAAGCCATATCACCAACTGCTACGTTGTTTGTTCCAGTAGTATTAGCATCTAATGACCTTGCTCCAAAAGCACTATTGTTTGTTCCTGTTGTATTGGCTAACATTGAGCCTTTACCAACAGCCGTATTTGTATCACCTGAAGTGTTTGCTTCCAATGCTCCTCTACCTACGGCTGTGTTATTAGAAGCTGTATTTACTGCTAAAGCACCTCTACCGATTGCTGTGTTTGCTGCTGAAGATTCTAAAGCTGATAAAGCCTGATAACCTAAAGCAGTATTACTGCTACCAGTTGTTATAGCATCCCCCGCTTCAGAGCCTACTGCTACATTATTTACTGCTGTAGTGCTTGATTTTAAAGCTTGAAATCCAATTCCTACATTATTATCGCCTGTGGTCATAGCCGCAAAGACATCTACACCTAACCCTGTATTATAATTAGCAGCATCAATAGTTCCTGTAGCATTATCACCAATCATTATGGAGGATGTGCCAAAAGTCTTACTGGTTATGCCGTTATAACTAGCTGCTGTAGAAGCACCTGTTGTGGCTAAATCGCCACCTATAGAAACATCATCTGTAACTGTTAAATCGTCTTGTACTTTTAAGTCTACTGTAGAAAGACTAGCAAAAGCGTCTGTTACTGCCGCTCCACTACCAGCACCATCTAAATAAACTGCTTTTACATCACCTGGAGGTATTGTTACATTGGCTCCAGAACCTTGTGAAATAACTATATTTTGCGAACCACTTGTACCATTTTCTATGAATTGCATCCTTTTCATAGTGTTTGGGCCTATTGTGATAGTACAGGCAGAGTCTAGCGTTCCTGTATATTTAAGATACATAGCCCTACCAGCATCAGAACTACCGTCTGCTACTGTTGTGGTATGCGTATCTGCGTTAGTAGTGATTGCTTCTGTACCAAAGCCTAAAGCTTCTCCAATCAACTCTAAGTTGGTGTTTGTACTTGTTCCCCAAGTTCCTGACTCGTCACCAGTAGCAATTTCTTTTAGTCTTAAATTATTTACATAAGTAGCCATTTATTTCTCCGTTCAATTGATTATATTACCTTTCTTCTGCATAGTTAAGCAACATCTTCCCAACCGGGAGTTTGAGTTTGATCTATGGTTGTAAAACTAGATGTTTGTGTATCTGTAATATCGTTATAATTTGGTGTTTGTGTTTCATCTATAAGGCTCCAAACAAACGGTTCTCCAACTTCTCCTGTAGCTGATACGCCTGTTGGAACTACGTTTGCTTTAGCAACAACTGTAAGTGATCCTACAGATCCTGTTGCAGATACACCATCTACATTAAATCTAGCGTTGTGATGAATAGTTACAGAACCTACAGATCCTGTTGCGCTAACGCCAGAAACAGGTACATTTGCCTCTCCATCTACATCAACTGATACAGATCCTAATGTTCCTACAGCACTTGGAAGCGTTGCTACTGCTTGTCCGTTTACACCTACCCCGGATACAGCTCCAGTAGCTGACTGTCCAGTAGGCGTTACATTAGCCTCTGCATCTGTAGAAGGTGTGCCTAAAGCGCTTGTAGCAGATTGACCAGATGGTGTGACATTAGCTTCAGCATCTGTTGTTACAGATCCTAGTGCGCTGGTTCCTGATTGCCCTGTAGGAGTTACATTTGCCTCTCCATCAATAGATACAGAACCAACAGCAGATGTTCCTGCTTGGCCTGTTGGTGTTACATTAGCTTCACAATCAAAGGTAAGTGTGCCTACTGCTCCAGTACCTGCTTGGCCGGTAGGAACTATATTGGCTTCAGCAACTATACTTATAGATCCTACAGCAGAGGTAGCAACTAAAGTAGAAAGCGTTACGTTTCCTTCAGCGTCAACGCTGACAGAACCTAACGCAGAAGTAGCAGCTACACCAGATATGGTGAAGCTTATAGGTACAGAAGCGGGTTGACCCCAAGGACCGTCACCCCAGCCAGCTCGACCCCAACCTGACATTTGTAGGTTAAGCTATTCTTATAATAGCCGTACTTGCTGCTGCCGCAGGGAAAACTACTGTAAAGTCTCCAGCGGTTGATGTTTTATCACCACCAAAATCTATTGTAGCAACAGATTTATTACTGTCAGTTGAATTGTATATCATACAACCTCTAGCAGTTATGGTGGCTGTACCAAACGTCAAATCAGCAAAATCAGTAAAACCTGTAGTGCCGCTTGAAGTTGGATCAACTCTTGTTAAATTTGCTCCGCCAGAAGTGTAGTTAGTTCCTGATGCTTGCCCGGTAGTAGTAAATGCAGTTGTAGTAGCACCTAAAGTAGCAGAGCTTGTATACAATGCTAATTTAAAAGTGTCTCCACCTGAGTTTTTAAAATTATGAACA